CGGTCAGCCTTTCCTATAAATCGCCTGTCGCCATCAAGGGCAGCCTTCAGCCTGTGCCGCGCCATCTGCTCGAATTGCTTGGCCTGGATATGAATAAGTCCTACGTCAATATCTTCACATCGAACAACGTGATCGATATCGAGCGCGACATCTCGTCCGATCGTTTCACCTTTGGCGGCAACACCTATCAGGGGCTTTCATCCACGCCCTGGGCCAATATCGATGGCTGGAACCAAATCCTCTGCGTGCAGGTGCCAAACTAAATGCTTGATAATCAGCTTTTCCAATTAATTAAAACAGTTATGACGGCGGGCCTGACGCAACTGCAGCTTCAGAATACCGTAGGCTTGCGCCAGAACTACAACGCGCAGCAGGTGGGAACGCCATCAGGCCCCACCCTTTTCGTCTATAAAATAGGGGATCGGCGCCGGGGAACACCCCGAAATTATTCCCAGCAAAGCAGTGGCTCTGCGGCTTTTACCGGAAGCATCGCTGGCAATGTCCTGACCGTCACAGCCGTGGCATCGGGCACCATCCTTCCCATGCAGGAAATAACGGGCGCTGGCATAGGGCCGGGCGTGCTTATTCAGAATTTAGGAACGGGTACCGGGGGCACTGGCACATATATTTTGAACCAAAGCCTGACGGTTCTATCCGAATCAATTACGTCCGCGCACGCCGAAGTCACTGTCGAAGAACAGGTCTATGAAAGCACCTTTCAGGTAAGCGCCCTGGCGACTCAAGACCCGGCAAATCCGAATCAATTAACCGCTTCGGACATCGTAAATTATGGCGCCTACATCATGCAAAGCGGCGTCACTGTTGCAGCTATCGAGGCCCAGGGCGTTGGCATCCTGAAGATTGGTGATATCCGCAATCCATATTTTACCGACGACAGGCAGCGCTATGAGGCATCGCCAAGTTTCGACTTTACACTGACACACAAGCAAGTGATAATCAGCGCGCCACCGATTTTGAGCGGCGAGACTTTCAACATCTATTCGGTTTAGCGGATGAGCAAAAACGATCCCCGCCCCACCAAGGCACAGTTTGCTGCAATGTCCGCGCACGAAAAGCGCCTTCATACCCGTCCGTTAATGCCGCCCGTCGAAGTCGATGGCGAAATTCAACAGCTTCCCTACACGACCATGACAGGCGCCGAATTAGCGCGTGCGCGTCAGGCCGCCAACCTTACTCCCGACCAACTGGCCCATGATCTTGGCCTTCGCGGCAAGTCCCGCGCCAAGACCATCCTGCGCTGGGAAGCGGGTGACGTTAAAAAGCACGGTCATAAGGCCATCGTTCCAGGCCGAGTCGCCGCGCACGTTATCTCGATTGGAGTTTAAGAAATGGCAATTCCACAACAAGAGTACGTCAATATCACTTCCGGCGAAGGCGCCGCTCAATCGGTAGGGGTTCGCCAGCTAATCGGTCGCCTTATGACCGACAACGTCCTGGTTCCACCAGGCACAGTTAAGGAATTCAAAGGCGGTGCCTATCTGACGCAGGTTGGCGCTTATTTCGGCACAAGCTCGGCTGAATATCTCCGCGCCCAGTTTTACGCTTCCTGGATCAGCAAAGACATCAATGCAGCGCCAGGCATCAGCTTTGGACGTTGGGTTGATACAGCCCAGGCTGGCGTCATTTATGGCGCCCAGGCCGCTTATCTCCTGGCGACATTCACCGCCGTAACAACAGGCACGCTTAACCTGACCATCGGGTCGCATACACATACCCTGACCGGAATTGATTTATCGGCTGCTGGCAGCCTTGCTGCAGTAGCGGCAGACATCCAAACGGCTATCCGCGCTTACAGCACGGGCAGCACCGACTGGACAGCAGCTACGGTCGCTTATGTCGCATCACCTACCCAGGGTGGCGCACCGCAATTCGTCCTCACGGGCGGCGTCACTGGCCCTGAGCCCATGGGCATCGCTGCGGCAGGGTCGGGCGTTGATCTTGGCCCACTTCTGGGCTGGCTCAATGCTGGCGCTATCGTAGGCCAAGGCTCGGCTGTTGAAACAATCACCGATACGCTGGACACGACCCAGGACGTCAGCAACAACTTTGGATCGTTCCTATTCATCCCAGCGCTCAATCAATCGCAAGTTACTGAAGCCGCATTATGGAACAATTCCCAGAACGTGCTTTATATGTTCATGGTTGGCGTTACAGCCGCGAATGCATCTGCAATCTCGGCTGCGGTCGCAAATTATGGCGGCGTGGCTCTGACGCTTTCCCCGCTTGCGAATGAATATCCCGAAATGATCCCCATGACGGTCTTAGCTGCCACGGACTACACGCAGCCAAATAGCGTGCAGAATTATATGTTCCAGACAGCGTTCCCCGTGACACCATCCGTCACGAATGCCACGGATAAGGCGACCTATGATGATCTGGACGTCAATTATTACGGTCAGACGCAGAGCGCCGGGCAGTTCATCAGCTTCTACCAGACAGGCGTCCTAACTGGCCCGGTCTCAAGCCCATCCGATATGAACACCTACGCCAACGAGCAATGGCTTAAGGATGCCATGGCGGCAGCCCTTTTGACCCTGCTTCTTTCATTGGCAGAGGTTTCAGCTAATGCCCAGGGCGTCTCGCAAATCCTGGCTGTCATGCAGGGCGTTATCAATCTGGCGCTTTCCAACGGCACCATCACCATTCGCGGCGCGGCTAACCCCTTTGATGCCACAGAGCAGCTCTTTATTCAGCAAATCACCAACAGCAATACGGCTGCGGCGAAGGTGCAGAATTCAGGCTACTGGGTGGATTGCGTTATCGTTCCCGAAGTGGTTGACGACGTTACAAAATACTTCGCGGAATACACGCTGGTTTACGCCCAGGACAACATTATCCGGTTCATTCAGGGCCGCGACGTTCTAGTTTAAAGGAACTGACCTATGGCAAAAGACGTATCAGGCTTCGGTACCGTAGTGACACTGCAGACGGATTTTACCTTTCCGCAGGGCTTGGTCATTACCCAATTCGCAGACGACAGCGATCCTCTCGATCTGGCTGCAATCGATATCGCCGACAAGTCCATGGGCTTAAATGGCGATCTAATTACATGGGCCAAGGCTGTCCCGGTTCCTTTGGTTCTGGCTGTTATCCCAGGCTCCGACGACGACCAGGCGCTTCAGCTTCTAGCGGAAGTCAATCGCCCCAATATCGGCAAGCCCTCAGCAGGTGATACGATCCAGGCCAATGTGCGCTATCCTGACGGCAGCAGCGCTAATTTGACCAATGGGCGCATGATGAATGCGGCTTTCGGTAAGTCCATCGCGGGCAGCCAGCGCCTTAAGACGAAGATTTACACTTTCGCCTTCGAAAATATCGTCGCTACCTAATGACCGATCTCCCGCTTTTTAAGGCGAAGCCGATAACCCTCAAGGCTTTCGACGGGACTGAAAAGCAATATCTCCTGTCCATCATCCCGGCGACCGTCTCCATGGAAATCGTGGTGCAGTACGGCAAGGGCCTTCTCCCCGGCGATAGCTATCAACTGACTGAGCAAATGGCCTTTAAGATCATGGGCTATGTTGCTGTGCCAGCGAAGGAAAAGGGCCAGCTTCCCCTGCGCCTGTCCGCTCGTGAGTTGATCGACAACCATACCGATTTCAAGACCTACATGGCCCTGCAGCGTGCCATGGCACAGTACAACTGGGGTTTTTTTTTAAGCGACGACCTCTCCGATTTCTGGGATCGCTTGCGGGCGATGGCAAAGGTATCGGTTACCCGAATAATAACGGATTCATTGCGTCCATTGTTGCAGCCGGAAAAGCAACCTTAAACGAGCTTGCGACCGTCTATAGCTTGGAGGATGCATTTTTCCTCTGGGAATGCATCGCCGTAGAACGGTATAATCAGATGCTAGCGAGGCCCAGGTCGTGAACATCATCGAAGAATTCTTTATTAAATACGGCACCGACGCCAAGGATGCGGCGCGGGACGTTGAGGCGTTGGATAATAAGATCGCCGCCCTGGCCTCCAAGGGCGCCAAACGCTCGGAAGAAGAACAGAAGGCCCTTAAGGAATTACGCAAACAGCGCCAGGCGCAGGTAGCCGACCTCAAGGACATCACCCACCAGACCGATAAGCTAAATCTATCCTTCACCAACCTGCTTACGGCTGGCGGCAGCGCCTTCCTGGCTGTCAAATCGATTGGCGATGTCTTCAGCAAATTGAAGGAAGTCGTCGTCGATGCGGCAGAATACAATTTCGAGCTATCCAAGACCGCTAGCCTTACGGGCATCAGCGCGCGCGAGCTTTCAATATGGAACGGAGCGGTTGAACAGGCCGGGGGCAGCGCCAACGAATTCTTGGGCTTCATTACCAAGCTGAATGCCCAATACGCCACCCTTGGGGTCAATGACCGCATCAAGAACGTCACCCGCGACCTCCTGACGCTGTCAAAGGCCTGGGATGGTCTTACCAGTGATCAGCGCCAGCAGCGCGCCGCACAGCTTGGCCTGGGGCCTGGCGAGGTGCTTCTGCTTAACCAGGGCTACGATAAGATCGTCCAAATCCTGGCGGCCCAGGCGCTTTATAACAACCAGGGCGAAAAGTCGGTTCAGATAGGCAAGGACATCTACGAAACCCAGGTTCTCGTCGATAAGCAATGGAAGGCCCTGGGGACAGACCTTGAGCCCGTTTATCAATTCTGGGTCAAGCTTAAGCTGGCCTTTGTCGATGCGCTCCGCATTGTCATAGACCTGGGATCGGCCCTTTTGCGGGTGGCTCAGGCTGGCGTGCAGATTGCGGCCTTTAACTTCTCGGGCGCTGCCAAGACCCTTGGAAAGGCCGGAGGCGACCTTAAGGAAGCTGGCACGCTCTGGTGGGAAGGTGGCAAGCAGATTGGCGGCACCGGGCAGTATGCGAAGGGCGCAAAGGCACCTAGCGTCAATCCTGTGCCCGATACGGGTAAGGGCTTGCCCCTGGGCATCAGGTCAAACAATCCCGGCAATCTTCAGCCCGGAGGCCGTGAAGCGATATTTGGATCTCTGGAAGAAGGCATATCCGCCGAGGAAGCACAGCTTGGGCGCTATGGAGCAAAGGGCGTAAAGACCCTGGCGCAGCTTGCCGCCAAATGGCCTGACCGCGCGGGCGCTGCCGGATGGCTGGCGAATGTCGCCAAGTATTCAGGATTCGGGATTAACCAGCCGCTTGATTTTAGCGATCCCGCCACACAGGCGCGCCTGGCGAACGCGATCAATGCAGCCGAGAATGGCGCAGCCTTTGGCAATCTTATCAATAACGCCCATAGCAACCTGGCGGCAGCCAACAGCGTCCCACCTCAATCGGGCGGCAATAGCAACAGCCTGACCGTCGGCGCCATCACGATTAACACCCAAGCCACCGACGCTGGTGGGATAGCGCGTGACTTTCATGGAGAAATGCAGAAACAATACGCCCAGACGATCAGTTCGACAGACGACGGGGTGCTTTACTAATGGCTTCAAACCTTGCCTTCGGAAATTCGCTTGATGTGGTTGCGGTCTTTAATTCCAGCTTCCAGCAGGTATTTAGGGCCGCACGCCCCATAACGGCGACCGTCCGGCCGTCTTCCAGGATCATGGATCACACCATCGAGACCGGGAATATCATCAGCGATTATAAGATCATCCTACCGACCGAGATTCACTTTACCGTGATCCTGCCGCCGCCCTTCGCGCGCGATCTTTATGAGGAAATTTGGAACCTATGGCAGTCGTCTGAAATCCTGACGGTGCAGACCAAGGCCCGCAATTACATCAATATGATTATTGTCGATCCTCCGCATGACGAAAAGCCGGAGATGTTCGACGCCTTCAACATGACGATTAAGTTCCGCCAGGCGCAGCTTGTCCCGGCTGTATCGAATTTCGCGCCCGCAGACCCCACCCAGGCCGATACGCAGAACCTAGGCGATCAGAATTCCTATTCCGTGTCGGGTGTCGCTGGCACGGATGGCGATATAACCTTTTCCAGTATTCCGCCGCAGCAGCCAGCCTATACGCTTAACGGCGTGCAGACGCTTGGTGGCACCTCATCGCTGCCCGCGCAGCAATCGCCATTCTCGTCCACAGCACCGCAGGTCACAGGCGTGCAAAGCACTATCCCTGAAACTGTCATAGGCGCGGGGTTTCGATAAATGCCAAGGCCATCTGCTCAAATCATTAAAGAATTTTTCGACTATGATCCTATTTCTGGCGCTTTGCGGTGGAAATTTAGGGATTATGTGCGCCCTTCATGGAATACAAAATATGCTGGTAATGTTGTGGGAAGTTTGTGTCGAAACGGTTATCTAAAGCTCGGCCTTAAAGGGAAAAATTATCTAGTCCATGTGATTATTTGGGCGTGGATGACTGGCGAATGGCCTTCTGTGGATATAGACCATAAAGATACTAACCGTTCAAATAATAGCTGGTCAAATTTGCGACTAGCAACCCGTTCTCAAAATATGGCCAACATGCGGAATTCTGGAAGAAATACTAGTGGCTATAAAGGCGTGTTCTTTAAGAAACAAACTGGCCGTTATCGTGCTTCAATAGTTTTTCAGCGTAAGGAAATTCATTTGGGGTACTTTGATACGCCAGAAGAAGCTCACGCAGTTTATAAAATAAAACAACGTCAGTTATTCGGCGAATTTGCGAGGGCCATATAATGCCGATTGGCATCCCAATCCAGGCTGTGCCCAATCAATCGCTTTCGGTCAATTTGAACGGCAGCCAGTATGTCATTGCCATTCGCTATACCAACGGCTGCATGAGCGTATCGATATCGAAGGATGGGGTCATTCTCGTCGAGAATGTGCGGGCTGTGGGTGCATACCCGGTCTTGCCGTACCGCTATCTTGAGGAAAATAACGGGAATTTTATGTTCCTGACCGCCAACAACTTATTGCCGAATTACACGCAATTTAACCTGACGCAGTCGCTTCTCTATTTTAGTCCTGCCGAATTGGCTGTTTACCGCCAGCCGCCCGTGGCTTCATCGCCCCAGGTGCCGACGGTGACAGCCGCTTTCTTTAACCCTGTAGGTGGCCTTCCTCTGCGTTTCGCACCGCAGGGCTATGTGGCGGGATGATGCATGACCAAAGCATTCGACGACCGCCTGGTGCAATTCACTGTCGAGGTGGAAGGCCAAACTTATACCTGGAACGAAGATTTCTTTATTCATGCCGTGGGGACAAAATACACCAATGGCATGCTCGGCGAGTGCGCGCTTCGCATTGATAACATCAAAAAGCAGACCCGCGACTTCCTTGTCAAGAAGTGCGTGCCCTGGCAGCCGCCGCCCGCCCAGCGCCTTTATGCCAATATCCAGCTTGAGGTGGGCCGTAAGTCCTACGGTACCTTTGTCCTCTTTGCGGGCCAGGCTGCAGCCGCCAACCCCACGCAGCCGCCGGATATAGGCGTCACCTTCACCAGCCTTTCGAATCAGTATTGGCTTGGCAATATCGGGCAGGTCAGCTTTGGCGCCATAACGCCCATTTCCCAGATCGCGGCTGAAATCGCATCGCTGAATAATCTGACCCTGCAATTCAAGGGGACTGATTTTAACGTGGGTAACTTCAGCTTTACCGGGCCTGTCCCTAAGCTGGTCGATAAGCTGTGCGATCTGGGAAATGTCTGGGCCTTTATCGATAACAAAAATCTGGTTGTGTTAAGCAGTGGCCCTGGCAGCCCTGCCCCGCCGCCGCCGCGCAATACCGATCCTGTGCTGATAAATTCATCGACAGGCATGGTCGGCATCCCAGAGGTCAATACCTTCGGCGTCAATGTCCGGCAGCTTATAAACAACGAATTACGGGTGGGCGATCTTATTCAGATTGAAAGCACCATGAACCCGGCAGCCAACGGGGTCTTTGTGATCTTCCAGCTTGGCTACGAAATCGCCAGCCGTGACACGCCCTTTTATTGGAACATCATGGGCCGTCCCGCCAACCTGTCGCTTGGGTTCGTATCACAATGACCGATACCAGCAATATCCCTCCATCAGGTCAGCCATCGCGCAATCCGTCACAGGATGGACGGCTTTATGGCGTGCTGCGGGTCTTTTTTAAGAAACTGGTGCAGGGAAGCCTCGACGACATGCTGCCAGCCGAAGTTCTGGTCTACGATCGGACATCGAATATGGCGACCGTGCGCCCGCTTATCAGCGTCGTCACCACGCTTAACACTATCCAGGAGCGAGCCCAGATCGCGCGCGTGCCAGTCCTGCAGATAGGCGGCGGCGGCTTTATGCTCAATTTCCCCATCAAGCCAGGCGACCTGGGATGGATCAAAGCCAATGACCGCGACATTTCCATGTTCACGCAATTCTGGCGCATGGTGCGGCCCGCAAGCGGTCGCATGCACAGCTTTTCGGATGGCGTCTTTATCCCATCCATTCTGACGGGCTTTACGATTGCCGCTTCCGACGACAATAACGTCACCCTGCAAAATCTAGGAGGCACCTTGCGCCTGGCGCTGGGAGTCGGCGCGTGCATTTCTGACGAATCAGGGTACGCGCAAAGCAACAATGCCATCCTCGATCTGCAAAGCACGACTCGAGCCTTTAAGCTCCCGCGCATGACCACGGTTCAAAAAAACGCCATCGCAAGCCCTCAGCAGGGCTTCATGGTTTATGACACTACCGAGAACGGAGTTTCTGTCTATAATGGCGCGACCTGGAGTTAGGCGACATGACCCAATCGGTTTTAACTAACGGCAATAATGATATTTACCTGGATGCATCGGGAAACCTAGCTATTGCCAGTGGGGAGCTTGCGGTCGGTCAAGCGTGCCAGAATGTCAGCCGGGCATCGCTGGGCGAAGAAGTTTTCTCCACAAATAACGGTATTCCATTCTTTCAGGCCGTCTTCATCGGCGTCCCTAAAATCCAAATTTTTGAGACGTACCTGCGGAATGCGATTCTTTCTGTTCCCGGCGTGGTGCAGGTCTTAAGCTTGACGACGACGATTGCCAACCACACGCTTTCCTATACCGCCGTTATCGAAACGGCATTCGGACAGACCGTTACGATTTCTCAGGAGTTCCCCCTGCAATGACAACACCATCTTATGCCTACCTTACCCCCCAGGGCCTTATCATCGCTGATACAAGCGCCACCCTGGCAACGGTTCAATCCTGGTGGAAGCAAGCCCTGGGCGCCGATCTGGTCGTCGATCCGTCGACTCCGCAGGGCGTTTTCATCACAACCGAAGCGATTTCCCTTAACGGGGTTCTGAATAACAACGCTGCGGTTGGCAGCCAACTTAATCCCAACCTGGCGGGCGGCGTCATGCTGGACGCTATTATGGCCCTGACAGGCGTGCAGCGCGCGCTGGGAACCCCGACAAGCGTTACCAATGTGACGTTGGCTGGCGTGCCGACCACATTTATTCCCCAGGGCGCCCAGGCAAAGACCGAAGCGGGCGATCTTTTTGAGACGACGGCAGACGTAACCCTTGATGGCAGTGGAAATGGGATTGTGGATTTTCAATCGACAACCAACGGCCCGGTAGCCTGTCCTGACGGCGATTTAGACCAGATCATCACTGCCGTCCTGGGCTGGGAATCCGTCACCAACAACCAGGAAGGCACC